ACTGGGAGAAACGGTATGAAAGGTTACTAGATGAATCGTTTCAAAAAGCGAATCTTACTGATGCGGAAATCAAAGCTAACTACGCCAGGGCGTTACGCAGGATAGAAAAGGCTATCAACGATTGGTATCGTAGGTTCGCCACAGAAAACGGACTTCAACTAGCCGAAGCAAGGAAACTACTGAACGCCTATGAGATGAAAGCCTTTAAAATGGATTTGGCTGAGTTTAAAGCAGAAGCTAAGAAACTCGGCGTATCTGAAGAACATCAACAAATGCTATCAAATGCATCCATTCGTGAGCGGTTAAGCCGTGAACAGATGCTATATATCAACGTGGTTCACGAGCTCGAAATACTGGCTCAAAAGCAGAGTATATCACTTAACGACCTATTGAAAGATGTGTATCAGTCCTCCGCGTATAAGTCCGCTTATACAGCGCAGACGCAACGTGGAGAATACTCACCTATTAATACGATTGATAGTAAGCGTGTTGATAGCGTGGTTCACAGTCAATGGGCGAGTGATGGCAAGGACTTCAGTAGTAGGATTTGGGGCGATACAAGTAAGCTAGTAGCTAACTTGCAGAATGATTTCACCCAAGCCCTCATTATTGGGCAAGGGGCAGACACGATGGCAGATAATCTGCATAAGCGGATGAAGACATCCTACAGTAACGCTAAGCGATTAATCGAAACAGAGACGGCACGGGTTCACGAGCAGGGGTTTCTTGATAGTATGAAAGACCTAGATGTCGAGGAGTTAGAGATACTGGCTACACTCGATAGCCATACTTCTTCCATCTGTAGACACATGGATCGTAAACGTGTCAGAGTCGTCGATGCTAAACCAGGCGTAACCGTTCCGCCGTTTCATTGCTATTGCCGGTCAACTACAATTCCATATATCCCCGGACTTGAAGGCACTCGAACAGGTAGAAATCAGAACGATAAGAGTACTGATTTTGACGGAGCGATTACCTACGAGGAATGGGAAAAAGAATATATCAATTAGCAGCGGAAACGCTGCTTTTTTATTGCCATTTTAGTATTGTTGGGCGATAACTAACAAGACCGTAGCCGTGAGGTGTGGCTCACGAAAATAAAGCGAAATGGGTATTTTTTAAGGAGGTCACTATGACTAAGGAAGAATTGTTAGCACTAGGATTAACTGAGGAACAGACTGCTAAGGTCGTTGAAGACTATGGCAAGAATTATGTGTCTAAGGATCAATTCAATGCTAAGAATGAGGAACTCAAATCCGTAAAAGGGGAACTCACGACTCTTAACAGCGAGATTGATAACCTCAAAAAATCTAATGCGGATAATGCGGAGCTTGCGAAACAAATTGAAACGATGAAAGCTGATGCAGAAACTCGTAAAGCTGAATACGAGGGTAAAATCGCACAACTTGAAATCGACAATATTGTTAACGTAGCATTGTCCAACGCAAAAGCTAAAAACAACGTTGCGGTCCGTGCACTCTTGGATTTAACCGATGCAAAAGTGAAGGACGGCAAAATCAAAGGATTAGATGAACAACTTGCTGAAGTTGCCAAAGCTAATCCTTATTTATTTGGGGAAGCGTCCGCCCCTAAAGGTGTGGCACCGGGTAACCCTGGCGGTAAAGCACCGAGTGGCGCAGTAACAAAAGAAGACTTCGCTAAAATGACGTACTCTCAACGGGCGGAGTTATTCGCAAACGACATTGATCTTTACAATTCATTAACAGGAGGAAACGCTAATGAATAAACAATTCTCTTTTAATTTACAAACATTCGCAGCAGGTCCTACGCAAGTTGCTAATGTAGTTAACCCTCAAGTAATGGCGGACATGGTATCCGCAGGTTTACCAAAAGCTATTAAATTTACTCCAATCGCTAAAATCGATAATACATTGGCAGGTGTACCTGGTAACGAAATCACTATTCCAGCATGGGGCTACATCGGTGATGCGGAAGACATCGCAGAAGGCGTAGAAGTATCTGCAACTCAAATGTCCACATCCGTCGCTAAAGCTAAGATTAAAAAAGCGATGAAACGCGTTGATATCACAGACGAAGCTAAATTGTCCGGTTATGGCGACCCAGTAGGCGAGGCTACTCATCAATTACGTTTGTCCTTGGCTTCCAAAATCGACCAAGACATAGTAACAGCTCTCGGTGGTGCTACTCTTACAACAACAGATACTAAAGTTATTTCCTACGAAGGCGTTGTTACCGCAGTAGACAAATTGAACGAAGAAGACTACGTTGAAAAATATTTGTTCGTAGCACCTTCTCAAATTACTACACTTCGTAAAGACCCTAATTTCATCGACAAAACAAAATACGGTAATGATGTTATGATTACTGGCGAAATCGGTATGATTGCCGGCTGTCGTGTTGTAACATCTCGCCGCATCAATGACTCTGGTGCAACTGTCGACAACTTCATCGTTGGCGTAACTGCAGAAGTGGAAGACGGTACACCTGTATTACCTGCAGTTACAATTTACATCAAACGTAATGTTGTTGTTGAATACGATCGTGTTCCTGAAAAAGGTATCGACAAATTCGTTGCTAACGAACACTACACTGTTGCATTGACTAACCAATCTAAAGTTGTAAAAGCTACATTCAAAAAATAGTAGGTGAATAGTATGACCACGAAAGAGACAGTTTTACAAATTCTTGAATCGTGGCTCGGGTATGATGCAATTTCTGATATAAGTATCATTGAGTATATGATTGATGCGGAAACACAACATATCCTCAATGATATCAATCAGAAGGAATTACCTAGCGAATTACAGCACGTTCTCGTATATCGTGTAATTGGCAGCTATATCACCACAAACAAAAACAAATTGATTGAAGCCGACGGCGAAATGGCGAGCTCCATTAAAATGGGCGACACTGAAGTTCAATTTAAAGGAACCGACAAGGCATCTCGTCTCCAAGAGCTGGCCACCGCTTTGAGTGGATATGGAAGGGGTGACCTAGCATGCTTCCGACGGCTAAGATGGTAGACGCTGCTAGAAAGCAGTTAGAACGATTATACGATTGTACGTGTTATGTTATCTCCGAAGTGGATGCAATGGACCCCGATACTGGAATTATGAGTAAAACTGCCAGTAGAGAGGGTCCTTTTGCTTGTAGAATTAGCTATAAAACTCTCTCTACAGGTCAAAACGCTGAGATTGCGAAATTTAGTACCACCACGGTACTTTTCACCGCTCCGGATGTAATCATACCAAATGGGGCTCGAATCGAGCTTATAGGGCGAAATACAAAGCAACTTTTTCGCAGTGCTTCGATTTCTGCACGATATGACACACATCAAGAGGTGCAACTCGAAAATTTAGAGGTGCATTGACATGGGTGTTGAATTCGACATGGAAGATTTTGCTGAATTTAATCGAAGCCTGGTCAAGCTGAGTCAATCAGGTAGCCTTCAGAATTTCAACAAGCAAGTTGTGAAGGAAATGGCCAGCGTGTATGTGCGTGAAGCTAAATTGAATACACCAGTCGGGAAACGATCGGTTAAATTCATGCAAAATGGTCAAGTACAAACAAAGTACTTTGATAGCGAGCATACTCGCCAATCGTGGAGTGTTGGTAGATATCAACTGAACGAAAAAAACGGACGGGTTGAGGTGTTTAACACGTCCTCCTACGCCTCGTTCCTTAATGATGGCCATCGGCAAGAAGTTGGGAGATTTCTTCCGTGGATAGGTCAATCTAAAGGCGGAGTTATGCAAGGCGGTAGACTGAAAAAGCCTTGGGTAGATGGTGCGTATATGCACGAGAAAGCCGAAAAGGCACTCAGTAAAAACGCTAAACGTATTATGGAAATTACATTAAAGAAATGGATTGAAAAGCATGGTGGATTCTGATGTATTAACAGCTGTATCTAAAGCCGTACATACGGCACTCAACGTGCCTATATACCTAGAATTCAAAGAAAACAATATGACATTCCCCTGCGCGTATATTAAGGTGATTGAGCCTAGCATGGGCAGACATGTCGGTGATCTTTACAATACTTCTTTGGATTTAGACATCATGTATTACGCCAATAATCTTGATGTGGTTACTGATACGCGAAAACTCATTGATATTCCTAGCGTGCTGTATCTACTGCTCGAATTTGTACAAGTTGGAGAACGTACAATTATGGGCACTGGTATGAAGTACAAAATTTCAGATGGTGTGCTGCACTTCTTCGTGACGTATGAAAACATACTCCGGAAAGTGGCCAAACCTATCGAACGTATGAAGCACATGGAATTAACAGAAAGGGTAAAAGATGGCAGATGAAAAAGAAACAGTCGAAGTAACGGCTGAACAACAATTTGATGCTTACGCTATCATTGCATCTGACAAGTACAGACGGTATCGTGATTTACTCACTTGCCTTCTTAACGAAGATGAAATGTATACGGAAAGCGACATTGATAGAATTTTAAATCAGGCATTAACAACGCCTGTGAAAGGTTAGTGAAATATGGCATTAGGTGGTGGCACATTCTTATTCCACAATAAAGTATTGCCAGGTACTTATATTAACTTCGTATCCAAAGACCGAGCATATGCAGAAGTATCTGACCGTGGCTTTGGTGCGATGATGCTCTCCTTTGATTGGGGCCCAAGCGGTGAAGTGTTCCGTGTAGATAACGACACATTCCAAAAGGATTGCCAAAAATACTTTGGTTATGACTACGGCCATGACAAAATGAAGGGCTTACGTGATTTGTTCCGTGGCTTGAAAACTGGTTACTTCTATCGCTTAAATTCCGACGGTGCGCAAGCTACAAGCACAATCGGTAAAGCAAAATATAAAGGTATTCGTGGTAACGATTTGGGTGTATCTGTTCAAGCTGATCCAGATAACACAGGTAAATTTATTGTAACTACTTACCTCACTACAGGCGATGTCCGTAAAGCAGTAGATATTCAAAAGAACTTGAAGAATGCGACAGAACTGCAAGATAACGATTACATCGTATTCACTAAAACTGGCGCATTAACTACTACAGCTTATACTGCACTATCCGGTGGTACTAA